TTTCACCTGCACGGTGCTTGTAATTGATATGCTTACATCCACAAGTTGCACACATTATATAACTCCTACTTCATTGAGGGACTTAACGATTTTCTTATCTTGTAACTTCTGAGCAGAAGCAATAGCAGTACCGCCGTCATAGGCTTTGCCCATATTCTCGGATGCCTTTACAGCAGCCTGAATCTTTTTCATTGATGTGCCATCAGGTTGGATACCCTGTGCACGTGCAGAAGCATAAGCATTAAGTTCTGCATCCCACTTCTTCTTGCTAGACATCTTGTTTCCGTTAGCATCACCAGTGTTCATCTGGATATTAGATGCTCGTAAACACTCACCCCAGTTAGCGTGGTCTTGTGTAGGACACCCAGTTCTACAATTACTCATACTGTTATTACCTCATACCCTGCAGCAATTAGTTCTGCAGCAATCGCATCTGATACTGGATATTCGTGACCACCAATGTAAACCTCTGTTGCTAAGGCTATGTCATCTTGAGATGGCTCTCGTATTTCTACATACTGACCATCTATCTTTAATACGCTAATACTTCTTAACATCTTATAGAAGTAGAATAAGCGATGTCCACCTATTGGTCCTTCTTCAATGGTAGGTGGAATTAATACGTATCCCATTAGTTCCTTTCGTGAATCTAAGAATGGTAAGGACCGAAGCCCTTACCAAACTTAAAACAACGAATCAGGTTGCGTTAATGCTTGAGCCTGTTTCAATGCGATACAATGCTGCCTGACGGTAGATTGCAAAGCCAAGTACTCCGTACCATCCAATTGGACGGAAACGCATTAACTTGTCTGTAACAGGACCAATCACTACGTGTGGCTCTTCTGCAACTGCTTCTGCCAATGCTTGCTTTCCAGCAAAGTATGAGCGGAATACACGTGCAGAGGTAGCACCATCTGTAGCGTTGTATAGACGGGCAGACTCGATGAAGTAAGCACCTTCGTACTCACCAATCTCTCCAGCCCAGATGTTATCATTTGACTGATACTCATGTGGAAGTCTCCAACCGCCAGCACCTGTCTCGGCGCGTAGGTCGTGTGAAACTTCTGGGTGCACTGCAGCCCAGTACATTGAACCCTTACGAGGAACGGCTTTACCTGCACGTAGTTTGGCTACTGTCTTGCGAACAAGAGCAGAAGTCAATCCCATACCTGATGTGACGGTTGCTGTAGAGGTTGCGGCACCACCATAGAATACGTTGTCGCCAGCACGTAGTGTGGTCTGGGCAACTTCGTCAATGCTGTCAGCCATATTGAAAGCGATGATGTCAGCAATTGCTGGGTCAACATCGGCTAGACTGAATAGTTGCAACTTGCGTGTTACAAGTGCAGCATTTCCGTATTCGGCTAGTGTAACGGTAACCTGTGAAGGTGTACCTACTGCGATTGAGTTAGGGTCAACTTGCTCTGATAGAGCAGTTGTGGCCTGTGCTAAATCTGTGTAGATTTGTAAAACAATTGATGAACCTGGCATTGCTTGTTGCGCTGGACGCTTGTCAGCAACACTACGAAGTAGTGGTTGTGAGCGAAGTGCGAACTCAACAAGACGGTCGTATGCCTTCTGAACGAGACCTGCAGCATTAGATGCTGTGAAGGCTCCTACGTTAGAAGCGGATGCGTACTGACCGCCACCAAGGCCACCATTTGTTGACTGTGCTCCGCCTGAGAGTGCGGTATAAACAGTTGACATTTAGTTTCCTTTTATGTGATAGTAGTTATGAATTACTACCGAAGATTAGTTTCTCTATTTCTTCGGCAGATTCAGCCTGGTTTAGACGTAACATTAAGTCGTCTATTCCAGCAGGTGAAATAGCATTTGCGGTTACTGCATCTATCTGACGCAGTGCAGCCAAGTCTACTTCTTGCTTTGGCTGGCTTAAACTGATTCCAAAGTCATCAGCATTATCTTGCAACCAGGCTTCAATAGATTCTGCAGAAGCATCTATGTCGCTTGGTATATATTTTGCAATTGATGGCTTTACGCCTTTGGATTCAAGAACGGATTTGATGACGTTCTTTCTTTGTTCTGTCCTAAGACCTACAAGTTCCGTTTCTAATTCCTTAGCACGTCTTTCGTTTATCTTAGCGGCTTTCCGAAGTTTTTTAACTAAGTCAGAATCACTCTGGTGAGTGTCTTCTTCCAAGTAGTCTTCGTCATCTAGCCATTCGTTGTTGCTCATAGCAACCATCTCCCATTCTGTTTGTTGTTGGTTCGCAGCCCACAATACAATCGGGGACTTTGTATTGGATGCTACTATCGGACTTTTACTCTCGCAGGGCCGACAGGTCTGCAGAGGGTCTAAATGGAGCCTGGTTTTCTTCTACCTAGGCTTATATTCGCAGTACCAGACCTGCCCATAAAGGCAGCCTGTTCTTGTTCAGCCAAACGCCTACGGCGTTCTGATGCTAAACCTTGGAATTGTTCTTTTTCAAGTTCTGTTTGTTGGTCTGCTGCAGTTGCAGGGCTACCGTACATCTGGCCAAGTTTGGTTAGTGTTGGTGCTGTCTGAGCAATTGCTTCAAATCCAGTACGTGCCTGTTCACGGGTTACACCTAAGTTAGCAAGTTCTTGTGCTCTAGTTGTGGACAAGCCACGGATGCCAGCCTCTGTTGCAACCTCAGCACCTGCAATCTTACGCTTTAATTCTTGTGCTGTTTTATCTCCAGATAAAATACTTGCTGCTAGGTCTGACTCAGATATGTTAAACTCTTTAAGTGTTTCTAATTGTGTTTTAAGGTTTGGGTCAGCATATCTAATTCTGTCATAAACATTCTGAACCAAGTCAGCAACTTCTGATGCAGACTTACGATTGCCAATGAAGTCAGAAAACTGCTCACGTGTGGCTAGTTTACCAAGGTTAAACCTATTAAGAATCTCTGCATAAGTATCTTCAGCCTGTAAGTATTCGGCAGGACTGTAGACAGCAAGACCTGCTGCTTGACGACCTTTGTTGCCAGCAAACCTAGACTGATATGCTTCAGTCTGTGGAAGTAAAGCGCGAATTGTATCTTCTGTGTAGCCTTTAGCAATGTAGTCTTCAACTGCTGTAGTTAAAGACTTTATAAAGGCATCGTCTCCAGGACGATTAAAGTATTGTTTGAACAAAGAGTTAAAAATTGCTCTAGCATTAATTGCTTCAGGAGTACCTAAGGCTGCAGTAACATTAGCACCGCTAGTAGTAGTGCTGCCAGGTACTATAGTTGGTGCAGTAAATCCTGTACCTGCTGCATTTGCCTCTGCGGATGAAGTAAAGACTGGAGCCTTAGATACTGTAGCCTCATTACCAACAGTAGGTTTTAATAATGTACCTGAAGGGCTAACAATACGTCCTCCAGTTAAATAGATAGTACCTGTATTATCTACAGCATATCCCTGTCCAGTACCTAACATTTCTGTTTTTAATTGCTCTAAAGTAATTCCACGGTTTGTGCTTACTGTTTCTCCAAGACCGCCTGGGGCAAAATACTTTTCCCTGGCTTGCGGAGAACCAAATACTGCAATATCAATTTGCTCTTGAACTTGTGGAGTAATTGGCAAGTACTTAAACATTTGAGTAGGGCCATAACCTTTGCCTCCAAATGTAGTTCCATACTCACTAGCAACCTCAGGTACATTTGCTTGCGCTAATCCTAGTTGATAGATAGAAGAGCCTGGTGCAAAGTCTTCTTTTGTAATAATAGGTTTGTTTAATCCTGCTTCAATACCAGGAACATAAGACTGCGCTGCTTGGGCTTGTGTTATACCGCCAAGGCCAAAACCTTCAGGTTGATTTTCTGCAGGAGTAACTTTCATCTGCTCAACTTGTTGATTTCTTATTTCATTAATTTCTTTTTGACGTGCTTCAATACGCTTTTTAGTTGCTTCAGTTTGAGTAGGATTAAGATTGCCACTTTCTAGTCGCTTTTTATCTTCGGCAATGCCCGCTCTTAAATCATCTATTCTTGCCATATATTAACCCATCAACCCAAAGTCACCAAGAATTTTACTAGCAAGACCACTGTAAGTTTGTTGGGCGTTCTTTGTGTTTAACCAGCGAGGGTCCTTCTTCAAGTCTAATTCAAACTGAAATAGATTTCTAGGCACGTTGTTTCCTTTTTCATCTGTTGAAAGTAAGGCTTGTTGAATGGTATTATCAAACACATCAACATCGTATGGATTAATCTCTAGCAAATTGGCATAAGCATTTATGTATGGAGATGCGATTCTTTCTAAAGTATCTCCAGCATTAATCCTATCTGCATAGGCTCTATACCTAGAAGCAGATTGTTGTTTAATATCGTTGATGTATCTCTCAGGGTCTTGACCCTTCATAACATTTACTCCTGCAGAGGAGTACCAGTTATCACCCATATTTACGCCATATTGTTTAGCAATAGAGCGGAGTTCATTAGTCTGTCTTTGGGCGAGACTATCTCCCTCATCAGCAAATCTAGCAGACACATAACCTTGTGCCCATGCCTTAAGGTCAAATCCACCAGTTGTTGTAGTTTGTGCTTTACCTTAAGGCATGGGC